CGGGCGCGTTCTGAGATTTCTGACATGGCCCGAATTTACCACTAATGAGTTAGATTGGCAAGTTCACGAGATCAACATGGTATCGACGGGTACACGTATATCGGCCAATACACCGGTATCGGACGCGCTTCCAATTCTAGAACGCGGCGTTCAAGTTCCTCAATCTTATCCTTCAGCTTCATTTCTGTAGCCCCTTATCGACGTCGGATATGATCTTCGTCGCCTTCTTACCGGCTCCCGATACCCCGGACGGGTCCATGATGACGTCCTTGGCGAGCCCGATTGCCGATTCCCGTTCCTTTGCTTCCCGGTCCTGATCGCGGTTCTGGTTTTCCATCCGCGCCTCGAACGCCTTGATGCCGGCCTCTTTGGCGCGTGTTTCGGAGTCCCTTATTTTGGCCTGAGCGAGTGCCACGTCGACGGCATCCGGACCCTGTTCTGGTGCCGGAGCCTGCGCGGTCTCGGTCTTCGGCGCGAAATGCCCGACTCCTACCGCCTTGGCGCCTGCCTCGGTTGCCCTGGCATTCGCTTCGGTCGTGCGCGCCTGCGCCTCGGCGACCTTCGCCTGAGCAGCCATCGACTCGTTCTTCATCTCGGCCTGCATCTGCTGTAGCTGCGGCGGCGGGGCGGCGCGAGCTTCCGGCGGCACGAAGAATTCCTCCGGATTCGGCCAGCCGATCGCAGTCAATGCCGCGGTGTCGACCTTGATCGGATCGTACAGATTCGGCGATGCCTGCTGCAATTGCTTCAGTGCCATGACCTTCATGAGCCGCTGCCCGCTCGAGGATGTGTTCGGATCGGCCTGCGGAACGAGCGCGCAGTTATCTAACGCCGCGAGGAACTTCGCCCGGTCCCACGTGGTCTTCGACTTGCAGCCGTGAGCATAGAACGATTCCGGGTCTTCCTTGAACAATTGCCGCAGCAGTTCGAATTCCTCCGCTTGCGCAGCGTGCATCCGCTTGTGCACCGCATTCATGACCTTGATCGCCTGGTCAATCATCGCCATCACAGTGCCGACCGGGACATCGGCGCGGCCTTCGCCGACCTGGACCTCGGCGGTCCCGCCAATACGACGCCCAGTTTCAACCATATTATCGACGAGTGACATCAATGCTGGCATCCCCTGCGTGCTGTAGGGAAGCGGCATCACGGCCTGATTGATCGGCATTCCGGAGGTATCGATCTGCGCGCCGCCGCCAGGCGGCACGCGGAAGATATTCGTGTTCTGGCGAGTACCGGACTTTGACATCAGGAATCCAGGGAAATTCGCGTACATGCCATTGTCGAGCATTTCGCGCCACGCGGCAGTCGCCGCATTCGTCGTGTTGCCCATGATATGCAGCAACCCGATTCCATAGAATCCAATGCCCGGCACAAACGGGAACTTCACGAACCGTTTCTTCGCCCGCGCCATGTCATCGTTTTCGTCGAAATTGCGCACGACCGAGAGCGCATTGCGGCTCGATTTATCGATCGTCACGATGTACGGGATCTGAAGGCCGGTTTCCTTGCCCTTGACCTTATGCTCGAGTCCCAAGATGTCGAGTTCGCAGTAGCATTCGTAGATTTCGCGCTCGCGGCTCTCAGGCCGGCGCATCGAGTCCGGCGTCAGCCCCTGCTGCGCCTTTTCTTCTTCCTGCAGCGGGTCTGCCTGCGGCATGATCGCATCGCCCAAATCGATATCCCGATACACACCGAGTATCTGCAGACGCTTGACTACGCTCGGGCGCAGCATCGCCCTGTGAGTGACGCGCTGCGCATTCGCAAGGTCCGTTGCTGACTGATTCACAATCAGATCGTCCGCGTCGACAGACTCTGATACGGGGCGATTTCGCAGCGGGCACTTGTAGACTTTCTTGAACCCGTCGCCGCCGAATCCTGTCATGAACAGCATCCGGTCGGTGTCCGGGTAATACTCTGTTGCCACCGCGGTCAGGTAATGGTTCATGTCCATCTCGAGCGCGTTCGCCAGAGCATCCGTATCGGCGCCGCCTGTTCCCGAGTCCGAACGGATCTTCACCGGGCCATCCGTCGGCAGCAGTTCCGATCGCGCATTCGCCTGGAACCTCAATACAGCTTCGAGCAGCAGCGGGTGCCGGACCTTCGACATGCCCTCGACCGGAGCACCGTCGGTCGCACCTTGGACGTTCGGAATTTCGATCTTCAGGCCGAGCAGTTTCATACCAGCAGCCCGGTCCTGGATCCACTCCTTGCGACTGGTCAGGTCGTCCTCGATCCCCTGCAGCAGATCCTCGGTGATCCGGCTCAGTTCCGAGCCGCCGATCTTGTCGACCAGGTTATCAAACCACTGCTGCGGACCTTCGTTGGCCGCATTGACATTCCCGAACGGCTTGCCGTCGAGCGATACCGTAACCGTGTCATCGCCGTGGCGAATCCTAAGAATATTCCCCTTCTCATCGATGTCCGGCGTATCCTCGGCGTCCGGTTCCATCTCGACCGAGATATCCGGCGGCTCAGGGTCCGGACCCGGTATACCGGTCAGGCGCAGGTTCTGCGGAGCCAAACCGGGGGCGGCGCTCATACCATAGCGCCCAACACCGCCAATGGGTGATTCGCTTCCTTGACAAACTTATCCAAACCTGCCATGGCCGCAATCGTATCACTGGATGCCGCGATTTCATAGACCCGAGTCCAATTGTGCGGGGGCTTGCCCGTAACCGTCACTTTGAACAAATACGGCCTCTGCACCCTCGATATCAATTCCACCGTCGCCTCGCACATCGGCATGGCGCTCCCAGGATCGACAATCGGGGAACCGTTGACTCTATCTAGGGACATGGTAGCCTCTCGCGGGTATCGGTCCGGCAACTCTAGCGGATAAGTGAACCGGCGTCACGTCTGGCTCATAACCAGAAAAGGTGGTTCAACTCCACAATCCGCTACCATCTAGGCGGGGTATAACGGAATGTTATTCCCCGGATATTGCTTCAGCGACTCCATTTCGGCAAGTCTCTCAGGGGCTCTGGCGATAAGTCCATTGTCGCGAAGATGACGGAGTGCCTGCGAGAGTGTGTCCGTCAAGTCATCATGCTTGCTATGCGGAAACTGCGCAGCTTCCGAAATCACCATGTCCGCCCATTGGCGGTCAGGGGCGTAAATGATTCCTTCCGCAAACAGATGCTGAACTGAAAACAATCTCGACAGTTTATCCTGTGACTTCGGATCGAAGAACTGGACGCCAAATTTCTCGTTGCTATACAGCCGACGAATCTCTTGGCCAACACTGATGCCAGCGGCCTTGTTCTCTATGATCAGCAGATCAACTTTCAATGATGTACACGTCTTTGCGACCTTCTCTACTAACTGATGCAATTCCAGTCGGTCCCGCCACGCAAACATCAACATGACCTTCGGGGACCCCTCGGAGTAAGTTCTATCGACGTACATCGGACGTCCGCTGGCATCGATCACGCGATTGGCGTGCGCCACAGTATCGCCCGAGAATACGCCCCAGATACTTAGTGCGCTGTAGTCATTCGACGTCTTGATCGTATAGGCAGTATCCAGCGACGCCAAAATAAAATCCATGGGCGGGAACGCTTCACGCTCCCAGAGTTGCCAGTAATCGCGTTTGATGACACCACCGCCCGCTGGCTCGGGGCGCTGCTGCAACTGGCCGTTCGCAATCATGGGCCCTAACGCCACTTCGAGCGAGCGAACTTCCTCCTCGCCGAATCGCTCCGGCCACATCAACTCGCCTTCTTTTGTTCTCGGATCCTTCCAACCAATTTGTGTGACGAATGAACGATCTGGTTCGTATCGCATCGGAATCATCAGATGACACCACTCTCCTTTGTTCTTTTCTAGAATGTGTCCCGTGATATCATCTTCCGCGAGCCTTTGCTGAATCACAATGAACGCGCCAGTCTTCGGATCATTCAAGCGCGTACTTGCGACAGTATCCCACCACGAAATCGTCGCAGCAATTGTTGCCTCAGAAAAAGCCTCATTTGCCGCGTTGATATCATCCGCGCATAATATCTGGGCTCCCTCGCCAGTTGTTGCTCCGTCAATCGATGTTATGAGCCTCTCCCCCCCGCGATTATTTGTGAAGCGTGACTTTGTATTTGAGTCGCTTGTTAATTTAAATCTATCTCCCCATTTCGATTGATACCAATCCGATTCAATGAGGCGACGACATTTCACGGAATCGCGCAACGACAATTGATTCGCGTAACTTGCATATAGGAACGGAACGCCAGGCCCAGAGGTCGGACCCGATTTCGGTTGCACCCAAACCCATGCGGGAAATGCGACGGAAACTATTCCTGACTTGGAGCAGCGCGGACTAATATTGATCAGTAGCCGTTTTATTTGGCCATCGCAAACCGCCTGCAAATGCTCGCAGATTGCGTCGATACACCAGCCATCTACCCATGGGCTCGGATCTATGTACGGCCATGCGCGTTTATAGAATTCATACAAGGACTCCTCGCAATCCGCGCGATCGATATCGAGGAGTTGGAGCTTCGGGTCTACCCGGTCAAACGCTGGCAGCATCCCTATACTGTATCACCAACGCCGAGAGCCGCGTAGGCGAACTTCCGTCGCGCGGCGTAGAGCACCGTGCAGCGCGAGACGCCGAGTTCGTAGGCGATGACCTTGGCGGGAGGCTTTTTGAACCTGCCGGGCTGTGCGTACCATTCGTCGATTCGGCGCAGCTGCTCGCCGCGCAGGCGTCGTGTTTTCATCGCTTTGCCACCTTTATAGTTTTACGGGCTCTGGCGTTGGCTGGAGGCTTGATATTACGATAGGCGCGCATACGGTGCACGACGTCCCATATTGTGCGATCGGAAACTCCCATTTGATAGGCGATTACCTTGAAAGGTGGAGATTTCTTGCGGCGCGCCTGACCGTGAAACCATTCATCAATCTGGGATATCTGCTCCGGCGTGATGCGAAGCTCGCGTTCAAGAAGGGGCATCAATGGGATCCTCCTCGGTGGGGTCTGAATCAGTAGGACTTGATTTTGGATCGATAGCGCGCTGCATGATCTCGCGCAGGAGCTGCCGATCCTCGTATGACAATGCCGATGAATCCAGCACCGGCGGTCCCGCGTCCTGGGTTTTCATGTCGATCTTCTGGGCAGGTGGGCGCCATTCCTCACCGCCGCGGCGTCCGAGGATTTCCATGCCGACCTTGGCGTTGTTCGGGTCCGTCACTGAGGTTGCGATGCGCGCCATGTTCATGCCGACGGAATGAATCAATTCTGCGCGGCCGAGATCGAGTTCATCGGCGTAGTAGGATTTCAGCGTGCTCACCGAGCAGCACATGAGTTTCGCGATCAGGGACTCAGGGAGTCCCGCATAGGCGTGCTGCTTGACCATCGCGGCAAATATCGGACTCGGGTGTTCGCCCACGGTGCGCAGGATCTCAACGCGCTGCTGATGCTGATTCTCGATTTCCGAAATCCGTTCCTTCATCCACAGCGAAAGCGCCTCGCGCTCATCGCCCGTGATCTCGGAACCGCGACGTGTCAGCGAGCGGGAGCCGGGTTTGCGGCCTTTGCGTGGTGCGCTGTCGGCGTCGTCAGTCATACCGGATCTTTCGCGTCGTGCCATTCGCGGCAAAAATCGTTAGCGTATGTCATAGGAAACGCCGACCATGCATTGGTCGCTCGTGGCGCTTCGTAATGACATACACCACTGGCATCGTCAGCCCCAAGTTTCGTCTCGTTTCGTTCCTGCCAGTCCGCAGGACGCGGCCTCCACCACTGGCACGTATCACAGCGCCGAACTGGCGGTGTGTACGGGCCGGTCCAACCACCGCCGCCGCCTCCTTCGCCCAGCGTTAGCACGCCGCCACCTCCGTCTGCGATACCGGCGCAGTCTCGTCCGTCTCGGCCGGCAGGTATATGCTGTTGCGCGTCTCAAACACGGGACCACCCGGAGCCTGGTACAACACTCCCAATACCCGCGACGTCGTTACCCAGTGAAAGTTCGCACATGCCATCGGATGATCGACCGGAATCACAAGGGCGGCGCGGCCGACCTCGAGCTTGCCTAAGTCGCTGTAGTGGATGCGGGGTTTGGTGGTCACTGTTCAGGTCCGATGTCATACCCACCCGGCGATCCGACCTCCCTCGCCCACTTCCCCCGGCGCTCGAGCAACCCGCGGACGTAATCCGATAGACTCCGTTGACTTTCCCAGGCTTCCGCTTCGAGCTGCGCCTTCAGCGCCGGCGTGACGCTGAAACTGATCTGGGCGGTGCGGGGATTCGAGCGGCGCGTCATACGTCACGACTCGCGGTGCGGGGATTGCGGGTGCGGGTCACAACTCCAACCCCGCCGCCGCGCGCCTGCGGATCCACTGTTCGATCGTCGATTCGGCGTTCGTGAGCGCACCCTTGATGTCGCGCAGCGCC